CCCTCGACGTTGTCGTGCGTGACGCCGATGGCACCCTTGAAGTCGGGTGCGGTGCCGGGATATTTGCCGATGGTCTGTAACGACTGCGTGATGTGCTGCGTGCCGCCGCCGGTGTCGAAGTTGAAGACCGACTCCCCCGTCGCGGGCGGGTCCTCGTGCTCGAAGGGTGCGTAGTTAACCGTGCCGGTCCAGATGCACTTGTCCGGATGCGCGGTGTCGATGTGGACCGGCNNNNCTCGGCCGACTGGGCGTCGGTCAGTTGCCGCGAGTCCATTCTTTCCGCGCAGACGATGGCCATCTCAATCCTCCTATGCGAACGTCAGCCCGCCGGTCTGGGCAGCCTGGACGAGTCTCTTCGTGTTCTTGGCGGTCTCCTCGGTTGCCGTGGCCGTCCGGTCCGCCGCATTCCCGGCGGCCAGCCCTTGGATCGCCGCCGCGTTGAACGTGCCGCGCACGCCGACTTTCTCAGCTTCCGCCTGCACGAGGTCGCCGATGTCCCCCAAACCGGCCAGGGCATCGCGGGCCTTCTGGAGGATGTCGTCCGGGCCCTCCGCCCCGGTTTCGGCCTCCTTCTCGGCGCGTTTGCGCTTGGCCGCGTCGATGGCCTCGCGCCATTCCTGGCGGGCCTTGGCCAGATCGGCCTCGTTCTCGGCCATGCGCTCGGCGTACTCGGCGTCGAGCTGGGCATGCTTGTCGAGGTTCTCCTGGCCGATCCCGGCCAGCGTCGCCTCATGCACCGCCGAGGCGCGGCGGCGTTCGGATTCCCGCTGGGCCTCGCGCTCCGCCGTCTTGCGCTTCTGCTCGTCCTCGATCTTCGCGATGGCGGCCTGTTTATGTTCCTCGACCATGCGGTTTTCGGATTCCAGGTCGACCGAGTCGTCGAACAGGCTCCTGATCCAGTTCCAAGCCTTCTGCGCCCCGGCCTTGATGTTCTGCCAGGTCTTGGCGAAGAAGCCGGTGAAGTCGGCCCACAGCTTCGAGAAGAAGGCCGTGGTCTCGATCCAGCCGACCTCCAGCGCGTTCCACACCATCTCCACGGCGGCCAGCATGCCGTGCCAGGCGTCGTAGCCGATGCGGATGAAGAAGTTTCGGAAGTTGAGCCAGGCCTTCTCGAGGAAGTTGACGCCGCGCGTCCACTCCATCTTGATCATGAGCCACAGAATCTTGACCGCCAGCGCGATGTCGCCCGCCGCCAGCGCGTCTGCGATGCCGCCGAACGAGGCCAGCGCGTCCTCCTTGAGGACCTTGAACCGCTCGCCCAGCCAGGCCAGCGCCTTGGCCCCGGCACCCGTCACGTAGAGGAGCGCCGCTCCGAGCGCGACCACGGCCGCGATCACCAGGCCGACTGGCGAAACGAGGAACGCGATCACTGCCGCCAGAATCTTCAGTACCGCCATGACGGCGGTGACGATGGTCGCGAGCACGCCGAACGCCGTGCCCAGGCCGGAGATGATCGTGCCGAGGACCGTGAGTCCGATCCCCACGGCCACGACCACGGCACCGACCTTGAGCGCGCTGACGATGAAGCCCCGGTTCTGCTTGATCCAGTCGCTCGCGACCTTCATGACACGCATGATCTTGTTCGCGAGGTCCTGGAGCGTGGGAGCGAGCGCCGCGCCGATGTTGAACGCGCCCATGCGGATGACCTTCCAGAGCCGGTCGAGCGTGTCGGAAAAGACCTCAGCGGCCTGGGCGTCCTCGGTGCTCATGGTCAGACCCAGCTGCCGGGCCTGCTCCTGCAACACCTCGATTCCCCGGGCCCCACTGGCGAACATCGGCAGGAGCTGCGTGCCCGACCGCCCGAAGATCGTCATAGCGAGCGCCGCCTTGCGCGTGGGGTCCTCGATCCGGCTGATCCGCTCGGCCAGCAGCTTGAACTGCTGTTCCGGGCTGAGGCCCTCCAGGTTGGCGACAGTGAGCCCGAGGTCCGCGAACGCGTCGGTTGCCGTGCTCAGGCCGCGATCCGCATCATAGATTGTGCGCTGCATCCGGCGGAAGCCGTTCTCCAGTTCGGAAACCTCCACGCCGCTCTGCCCGGCGGCATACTGGAGTTCACTCAACGCCTCGACCGTGAGGCCCGTGCGGCGGGCCATCTTGGCGACGCTGTCGCCGAAGCCGCTGAAAAGCTTGGCTGAGGCCGCCAGCGGCGCGAGGATCGCCGAGCCGAAGGCCACGGTCTTGAGGCCCAGGTTCCGCACCGAGTTGCCGAACGCCTTGAGCTTCTTCTCGGCCAGGCGCAGTCCGCGCACGAGCTTGGTGTCGTCGGCGAATAGCTCGACGAACGCCCGTCCGGCCCGGATTCCCTGCGCAGTTGCCATCGTTCCTCCTCACAGAAGCCCATTTCGGTCGACCAGGATCGCCAGGGCGACCACCGCCGCCACGATCACAAGCGCCACGATTCCGACTATGATCTTCACGGCAGGTCCTCCCCATCGACCGGCAGCGCATACCAGCCCTCGGGCAGGTCCATGCGGCCCTCGACCACCTGGCCGTCCGCCTCCTTGACCCAGACCTTCACGTCCGGGACCGTCTCGCGCAGGCGCACGGGCGTGCCGTGCGGCACGTAGACCGTGCGCACGCAGCCGGTCAGGAGCATGAACGGCAAGAGGAACGGGATCAGGTGTTTCAACAGCCTCATGATCTCCACCAGTGCTTGCGAACCCTGTCGCGTAGTCGGTCCCGCGTCTGCCGGTCGGGATCGGCGCTCCCCGCCGTAGGCCGCGATTGCCTCGCGAGCCACGGCAGGAGCGCCTGAAACAGGGCGGTCAGTATGGCGACCAGCCATTTCACCCCGCCGCCTCCACAGGTGCGGGGGCGTCCAGGTTCCCGGACGCCTCCAACTCGGCGTGGATGATCTGGATGCCCTCGCGCAGCTCGTTCTTGGTCTCGGCGTCGGCGGGTTTGCCCCGAGCCTCCTCGTAGACCTTGAGCACATAGTTCAGCGCCGCGTTCAGGCGGTTGAACGCCTTGTTGGGCGTGTCGTCGGGGATCTCCTTCTCGGCCCACTTCACGGCCGCGATGATCGTTCCCTCGAACGCCTGCCACGCGGGCTTCGCCACGTACAGCCGGTTGAGCAGCCAGAGCAGGCCGCCCGCCATCAGCGCGATCACGGCGGGGCTGTTCACCACATCCCACGCCACTTGCAGAAACGCAGTCCAGTTCATCTCTTCATCCTTTCCGGCCCATGAAGGCCTCTCTCATCATTGCCAGCGATTCCTCGTCCACCTCGATCCGCTCCCGCCGGTCCTGGCGGGCGTATGGGTCGAAGTCCGACGGCTTGAACGGTCTTGTCCGCTTCGGGTCCCTGTTGGCGTTGGCGACCAGTGCGCAGAGAAGCGACGTGTGCGCCCACCGCTCGCGCCCCAGTCCCTCGGCCATCCAGAGCAGTTGCCGCAGCGTCAGGGGACATGGGTCGACGCCGACGCTTCCGGCGATGCGCCAGATGTCTCCCCAGTGGTCATGGCCCCCCGGATCGTCGCGTCGATGTCGAGCGCGTCGATCCGCGTCTCCACCGCCGCTACCGCCGCCTCGATCAGGGCCATCTGCTTGGCGACCGCCTTGGCCCGGTCGTTGCGGCCGCGCGACCGGAAAAAAGCGATCAGCTCCTCGTAGAAGGCCTTCTGCGCCGCGAGCAGCGTCTGGCCGTCGAAGCTGGAGCGCACGTCCTCGTCGGTCACCTTGTTCGCCTCGAACTGCCCTTCGAGCATGGCGCAGAGAACCTCGCCCAGGAGCATCTCGTCGGTTCCGAGCCGCGTCAGCAACGGCGGGTCGCCCGCCTCGGGCTGGAGCAGATCGATGTCGAGCTTCGCCTTGACCTTCATGGCCGTGCCCAGCGTCAACGTGAGCGTCCAGGTCCGGCCTGCCGCATCCGTGAATGTCTTCATGGCGATCAGGCTCCACCGACCCAGCTACGGAACTCCGCCAGCTTGGCCGTGACGCTGACGGTGATGGCTTCCTCCAGCGCCTCGTTGCGGCTGAAGGAGGTGATGGCGAAGTCGCCGTCCGGTCCCTGGCCGCCCGCCTGGTCGAGAATCTTCAGCGCGACCAGCCCCGCCGTGAGGAAGGCGTTCTTGATCGCGGAAAACCCCGCGTCGGTCGGGTCCCACACCATCTCGAACTCGGCGGTGCATTCGCGCAGCGTCGGCGCGGTCGCCCGCCAGCCCAGGTTGGCGCGGGTGGTGACATCGGCCTCGCCCGCCTCGAGGGTGAGCGTCACGTCCCGGACGTTGCCCATCTCGGTGGAAGCCGAACCGCCCGCCGCGCCGTAATACAGCTTGGCATTCATGCCCAACACAAATTCAGCCATGACTCGTTCTCCTCATTTCACGCTGTCCCGCCACATGGCGGGCAGCTTCGGTTGTTCCTTCTCGAAGGCCGGTCCCATGTAGGGCCGCGCCCGGTATGTCGCCCGCTCGCGCTTGCCCCGGCGCACGAGCGTCGTCTGCCCGCCGTACTCCAGCAGCGAGGGCGCTTCGCCTTGACCGCGCCGGTCGAGCCGCGTCGGTCCGATCACCACGCTGCGCTGCTCCGGGTCGTAGCCGAAGAAGATGAACTTCTTGAGCAGCCCCGTATGCGAGCTCGGTGGCGATCCGGGCGGCGCGGCCTTTCTGCGCCGCCGGAGGCTCCACTTGGCCGTGCGCCGAACGAACGCGCCGAACTTCGAGAGCACCTTCCGCGTCGCGGGGGCCACCCGCGAGGTCACCGCCTCGCGGTCGAAGAAGAGCTGCTTGATCTCGAAGCCGATCATCCGACGCTCCTGTAGGTGACCGTCAGCACGCTCGTGAAAGCCCGCTGGTCGGCCAGATGTTCCGGCGCATAGACCGGATCGTTCCGCGACCGCAGCCATACCGCATGCGGCGTGGCGGCCAGCGGACGCCGTCGCAGGTATGCCGCGATGGCGTCCACCAGGCCGCACAGCCCCGCCGTTTCGGTGTCCAGGTCCTTGCCCAGCTTCTTCTGCACGCCGATGTCGATCTGGCAATCGAACTGGCCGACCGACCGCGTCGATCCGCTGATCTCGACCGCCTTGGGCACCACCGTGACCTTCAACTCCGCCAACTCGGCGAGGTCGAACTCCGGCAACACCCGCCGCGAGGCGGTGAAAGCCGGATCGAACGTCCCCGCCGGTGCGGCGTTGAGTTCGGCCACGACGGCATCCGCGATGTCGATCACCAGCGCCATAGGTCAGTCCAGTTGCGAAACGACGGCTTCGAGTTCGGTCTTCACCTCGGCGGCCTGGGCGATCTGCCGGTCGATGTTCGCCTCGGCCTGCGCCAGCAGGTCCTTGGCGTTCAGCTTCGCCTTGGCGGCGGGAAGCTGCTTGGTCATGCGCTCGTTCAGGGCGGCGATCTGGTCGGTCACCTGCTGCTTGTTCAGCAGCGACCTGCCATTGACCACAATGGCCTTCTTGCCGTCCACGTTTGCGATCTTGATCTCGGGCTTCATGGGCACTCATCCTTTCCTTGTTACACGGTTCTCAACGCATGCTGCGCGGCGTCATGCACGTCCTCGAGCACGGTCCGCACAGCCGACAAATCATCCCGCACGCTCTCCAGCAGGGGGCGACCGTTCATCCAGTCGTAGAGGTAGTAGTCGAGGTTGTTGTTGATCGTCTGGAGCCAGGGCTGCATGGCGTTCTGGTCGTAGAGGTGGTAGTAGAAACCGGCGTCGATGGCGTAGTAGACCATCTCCAGCCAGGCCTGGGACGCCCACGGACTGTAGAGGTCGTTGTGGATGGTTTGCATCCACGGCTGCCACAGGTTCTGGTCGTAGAGGTGGTAGTAGAATCCATTGTCGACGGCGTAGGTCAGCGTCTCTAACCACGGCTGCATGTTCCACTGGTTGTAGAGGTAGGTGTTCAGGTCGTAGTTCGTCATCTCCAACCAAGGCATGAGGCTCATCTGGCTGTAGAGATCGTTGTGGATCGTCTGCATCCACGGCTGCCAGCTGCCCATGTCGTACAGGTAGTACTCGTTGTCGTAGCGGATCATCTCCAGCCACGGCATCATATACATCTGGCTGTATAGGTCGTTGTGGATCGTCTGGAGCCTCGGTTGCGGGGTGTTCCAGTCGTACAGCCAGTACTCCATGTCCATGCGGATCATCTCGAGCCAGGGCATCATG